CGCTTACCGCTGCCGATACAGTCGTGTTCTACGGCCCGTTAATGTCTGTTGAACAGTACGTGCAGTGCATCGCGCGCGCTGATCGTAAGGGGCAGAACTCTGACAAAGTGACCGTCATTCACATACAAGGAAGCCCGATTGAGAAGAAGATGTTCAAGGCGTTGGAAGGTAAAGTTTACGATAGCACCTTAATAACGCAGTTGTTTGAAACGGAAATTAAACAATAAATTTATTTTTGAAAGGGGGTTGCAAAGGAAAAATAGCTGTGTAGAATGTCTAACTGTAGACAAAAATAAAAGGAGAAGCAGATGTCTGATGATCTAATTCCAATGGATAAACTTGCAAGGGTTTACCGCAAGATCAAGCTGACTATCGATGAGTTGACCAAAGAGTACGACACGAAAGTAGAAGTACTTAAGGCGCAACAAAACGAAATTAAGTTTGCAATGAAAGACCAGATGAAAGCGCTAGGCGTCAAGTCTGTCAACACCGCCTTCGGTACTGTCAGTATGTTGCACAAGACCCGCTACGGCACAGAAGATTGGGATTCCTTCAACACGTTTGTTGTTGAGAATGCTGTAGCTGATCTGTTTGAGCGGCGTATTTCGCAATCAAACATGGCACGTTACCTTGAAGAAAATCCAACGAAGATACCGCCCGGACTGAGTACCTTTTCGGATTTTGAAATTCGCGTTACTAAACCATCTAAGTGAGAAACATATGAGCAACCTTATTGAATTCAATCCAGCGCAAGTTCCTGCCTTCGCACGCAACAACGAACTCTCTGATACCGCCCGCGCATTAGCTGGTGGTCTTGGTGGGGGCGGCAAGAGCATTTCTATCAAAGGCGGCGTGTTCCGCTTAGTTGCAGGCGGCAAAGAAATCGCTGCTGTTGATGACCGCTTCCTTGATATTGTTATCGTCAAGGCCGCACCGAATAACAGCCGCGTGTTCTATGAAGGCAAATACGATAAAGACGCTCCTGCTACGGCACCCGCATGCTGGTCTAACGATGGTGAACTGCCTGACCCATCTGCTAAGAATAAGCAGTCTGTCAACTGCGCTACCTGCCCACAGAACCAAGCCGGTTCAGGGCAAAATAGTAGCCGTGCATGCCGTTATCAGCGCCGTATTGCAGTCGTGTTGGCTAATGATGTTGGTGGCGATGTTCTGCGCATGATCGTGCCAGCAGCGTCTATTTTCGGTAAAGAAGAAGGCGACAAGCGCCCACTGCAAGCGTATGCACGGTATCTGGCAGTGCAGTCCCCACCGATCAACCCAGAGCAAGTTGTCACGCGTATGCGTTTTGATACTGCTGCGGAGTCGCCAAAGCTATTCTTCCAACCCGTGCGCTGGTTGAACAATGACGAATACGCTCTGGTTAAAGAGAAGATGGTTTCTAGTGAAGCTGCATCTGCTGTGGTCATGACGGCACAAGCTGAGACCAAGCCAACGCCACCAGCACTGCCGGGTAAGCCCCCTGTTGTTGAAGCGGAGGAAGCCGCGCCAGCACCTAAAGCAGCTAAGGCTAAACCCGCGCCAGTGGTTGAAGACGAAGAGCCAGAAGTGCGTAAAGAAACTAAGAAGTCCACAGCCGTGCCAGCTAAGAAGTCGAATCTGGCTGAAGTTGTAGCCGATTGGGACGACGAGTAACTAGTTCACGGGGGAAAGCGGATGCTGGCGTGGGATTGTTTCGGCAGTCGAGCGCAGCCAGACGCAGCGAGTACCCCACCTTTTACCCCACCTTTTAATGGAGAAATAAAATGGCAACTAAGAGAAGCTCTGTACCTGTACCTGTACCTGTACCTGTACACAATAAAAAACCTGTAACAGGCCAGCGCATGGACATGGATTTATTTTCGTGTTTTCAGCGTAACGGCGTACTATACATCCCCCATTACCGCGAGACCACCTTTGTAGGGCCGGGTTATGGCTTTCATAATTTTAAAGAATACACAACAGTTGAGTTGGTAATGGCTGGCGCACAACGCATACTGCAACCGTTGTGGATGCGTTCCGCACATAAGAACACCTAATAAAGATAGCCCAGCCGGAGGTGGCGCTAATAACACCGGCAGCGGGGGCTGACGATCCTTTCGGGAAAGCTCCGTAGTCAGTGACCCCGCACCTAACCTAACCAGAGCAAACAATGGCCTACTCACAGAAAACAATCGACGCTGTAGCTTTTGCGCCGAAAACTGCAGGTAATAGGCTCGGACGTTGGGCAATACACCTTGAGTTCCCCGTAACCAAAATTGCATACGCGTTAGGCGTTACGCGTCAGACTGTATACAACTGGTTCATGGGTAAAGATGTGTTCATTGCGTACCAAGATCGAGTCGATTTACTTTTACAAATTATGCAGTCGTCTAAAACGGCTGATGAAGCATGGAGAAAAATATGTCAGACATACAACCTCAAGCCCTAACCAATAGTGAACTAGAGCGGTTTGCCTACATAAACCAAAATAAGCTGCCACCTAATTGGACGGCAGAACTTATGAAACGCTTCGTAGAAATGGATGTTAGTACAACACCAGACCCACGCCAACGGCCACTGTTTTAAAGGAATATTATGAACCCGCTTGATTTTATGGCGGCGGTTCTTCCACCACCGGGTAACGGTAAGTACTGCGTGGTCGAGCTTACAAATAAAAAAGAACATGTTTTCGCGGAGACCCTTGATGGGCTAACCCCAGTAGTAAGTAAGTGGACGTTGAGTGGGTACGATACGTACTTCGCTCTCGGCACGTTTGAAGAGAACAACCGACAGGCCAACAATGTGCGTATGGTTAAGTGCTTAGCTATCGACGTTGACTGCATGCACAAACTCGATCTGCCTGACGCTAATGGCGCAGTAAAACAAAAGGCATACGCTTCCCCCAAAGCTGGGTTTGAAGCTATCATGAAATTTATAGAGACCGTCGAGCTTACTGGTCTTGGGCAGCCGTGGCTTGTTAACTCAGGCGGCGGTGTACACGCATACTGGCCGTTAACGGAAGCCGTATCTGTTGCTGAGTGGAAGCCAGTGGCCGAGCAGTTTAAGCGCTTGTGTTTTTCCAAAGGTCTTCAGATTGACCCGACAGTTACGGGCGATGCTTCACGCATTCTGCGTGTACCGGGTACGCTTAATAACGGTGTGAAGGGCGGCAAGAAGGTACGCGGCACAACTAACGTGCGCTTCATGAACTCTGGCGACGTATTTAACATCGACGATATTAAGGCGCTGGTTGCTAAACATCTGGTGGGCACAGCCTATGAGGTTAAACCAACACCAGCGTTTAATGTTATCGAGCTACCCGGAACACGGCCAACTGCAGCGCCAAGCACCGGCAGCGTCAAGCTATTTGAAAACTCGACAACCAAGTTCCGCACGATTGTGGAGAAGTCCAAGGCCGGTAAAGGCTGCGATCAAATCGCATACTACATGCAGAACGCCAAGGATGACGGTATGGAGCCGTTGTGGCGTGGCTTGCTCTCTATAGCGCAGAAGTGTGAAGAGAGTGAGAAGGCTGTTATCTGGTTGTCGCAGATGCACCCATACGATGAAGATCGTATGCACACTAAACTGCGGGAGATTAAAGGCCCATACCCTTGCGTCAAGTTCGATAGCGAGAACCCTGACATTTGCCCGCACTGTACGCACTGGGGCAAGATCACAAACCCGCTAGCTCTTGGGCGTGAGTATGCTGTAGAGACTACTGCCAAGGAAGTTGATGTTGGCGTTGCCGATACTGCGCGTAAGATACTGCGCCCCGAACCGCCACGTGGCTACGCTTACGGTAAGAACGGCGGTGTGTTCAGGGAGAAGGACGATGAGGATGCCGATGGTAATAAGATCAAGCGTCAGGTAATGCTGCTGCCGTTCGACTTGTTTCCTGTGGATATTCTGAATAGCTCTGGCGACCACACAGTACACATGATGGCGCTGCGTCCTAACAACGCACAGACAGTTACGTTCCCCCAAAAAGCAGTAGTCAGCAAAGACGAAGTTGCCAAGCACTTAGCAACCCAGAACATTATTGCTACATTTGGGGCAGGTAATGATAAGAACTTGTTCGACTACATACGTGCTTGCGTAGAAAAGATGAGTGCCGAGAAAGCGCCTGTAATTGTTCCTAGCAGTTGTGGCTGGCAGGCCGACGATACCTTTGTGTTTGCTGGCAAGATATACACGAAGAACGGCAACATCGAACTGCCTATGGCGGGGCTTGAGAACATCATAGCTAATACGCAACCCACAGGCTACATTGAGAAGTGGCGTGAGTTTATTAATATGCTGATTCGCCGTAAGCTGTGGGATCAGCTAGCCATCATTCTAGCTGGCGCTAGTGCGCCGTTCATGCGCTTCACCGGCATCTACGGTATGACTTATCACTGCGCTTCTACTGACTCGGGTACGGGTAAGTCACTGGCGTTGGAAGGTGCTGCGTCTATCTGGGGCCACCCCGTACACTACCGTACAGGTAAAAGCACATCAGGCGTTACCATGCAGCAACGCTTAGGTCTACTACGCAGTATGCCGCTCATCACCGATGAGATCACCAGCAAAAATCGCAAGGAATTTGATTGGTTCTCAGAGTTCCTGCTTGATATGACTGAGGGTCGTGGCAAAGAACGTATGGAGTCCGGCGCTAACAAAGAACGGCTGAATTTGTCTACGTGGATGTCGGTTGCAATTATGTCGTCCAATACATACGTGCTAGATCACTTAACCGGCGCACAGAAACACGCAGCCGAAGGTGAGATACGCCGTGTGCTGGAATTTGTCATGAACGACAAACTGAACTGGGAGCCGTATGAGGTTGAGGTCATTAAGTCGCTATCAGAAAACTACGCGGTTGCAGGCCACATTCTTGTCGAGTATATGGTGCGCCATGTTTCTGAAATTAAAGCAATGGTTCCGCAAGTTGTGCAGCGTATGTACAGGGAAATGAACGCAACGAACGATGAGCGTTTCTGGATGGCCGGTGTAGGCGCTTGTGTAGTGGCCGGCATTATTATGAGTGACCAGCACGCGGGCGTAGTTAACATTCCTATGGAACCTATCATTGAGTCGTTCAAGCGGTCGATCAACTATATGCGCAGCGGGTTGAAGGCTAGTAGCCGCAACGCAGAAGAC